AACGTCAAGGAAGAGTTAGCCTTAAAGATAGAGAGTTTAATTACACAGGTTGGTACATGAACATGAAGAACAGATTTAAGTGGGCTGACAAACAAGAAGTTAAGAATGAAGGTATCACGACAGTCATTGTGAAGTCAAAGATACCACACTATCCAGGGGAACAGGACGAGCCAGGTTACGATGGAAGCTGAATCAGAATTGATCTATAACCCACATAAGTATCAAGCTGAGATTCATGCGAATCTTAAACGCTTCTCGGTGCTGGTGTGTCATAGACGATTTGGTAAAACCTTCCTGGCTATTGCTACCCTAATTGATGCTGCCATATCAACTGAACGTGAGAACCTCAGATTTGCTTATGTAGCTCCTTATCAGAAACAAGCCAAGCAAGTAGCTTGGGATTACCTTAAACAGTTCGCATTACCCATTCATGGGACGGTAGCAAATGAGTCTGAGACCTCAATCACTTTTCTTAATGGAGCTAGGGTAAGGCTGTACGGCAGTGACAATGGCCAAGCTATGAGAGGCCTTTTTTTTGACGGGGTAATTTGTGACGAAATTGCTGATTTTAGACCTGAGACCTGGCCTGAGATTATCCGTCCAGCACTAACAGACTCGTATCACAAAGGTTGGTGCCTATTCATTGGTACGCCTAAAGGATTAAACCAGTTCTATGACCTGTATCAATACGCTATAAAAGACCCAACCTGGTACGCAGGAATGTATCGAGTTGATGAGACTGACATTCTTGATGATGAAGAAGTGCAGATGGCTCGCAATACAATGGCTGAGAACCAATACAGACGAGAGTTCTTATGTGACTTTGGCGCTTCAATGGATAACGCTCTTATTACAATTGATAAGGTTGCTGATGCTGTTGCTATTAAACGGACTGAAGCGGAAGTAGAAGGCTCTGCCAAGATACTAGGCGTGGACGTTGCTCGCTTTGGAAGTGACCGCAGCGTAATCCAAAAGCGTAAGGGCCTGGCTGCATACGAACCTAAGATATTTGATGACATTGACAACATGACCTTAGCGGGCATGGTAGCCCAAACAATTAATGAGTGGGAGCCTGACGCGGTATTCATTGATGCGGGTCGAGGTGAAGGAGTAATTGATCGTTTAAGACAGCTTGGCTATTTCATTACCGAGGTTAACTTTGGTGGTAAAGCATTAAAGCCAATGTACAACAACAAGCGCTCAGAGATGTGGGATGGTATACGCATATGGCTTGATGATGGTGGCAGCTTACCCCCTAATGTAGATTTAAAGACAGACCTATGTGTTCCGACTTACAAGTTTGACAGCTCTAACAGGTTGCAGCTTGAGTCCAAGGATGACATAAAGAAACGAGGAGGAAGGTCACCTGACCTGGGCGATGCCCTGGCATTGACATTCTCATACCCAGTAGCAGCCAAGAAGTTAGGACATTTTGGCTTTAAACAAGAGGCTGTAGTGGCTGATTATGACCCATTTGAATAGGAGTAAGAATTATGTGTAGCAGACGTACGCCAACACCACCACCGCCACCGCCAGCAGTAGAATTACCAGCAGCAGTAGCAACACAGATTGACCCAGCAGTAAAGAGCGCTAGAAGGAATGAGAAAAAGAATGCAGCTATGCTTGCTGGACGTAAAGCAACAATACTTACTGGTTCACAAGGCGTATTAGATGACGCTTATACACAGAAGAAAACCTTGATGGGAGCTTAGGATGTGTTTCTTTGGAGGCGGAGGAGGCGGAGCGCCAGGCCCACAATCATCAGCAGATAAAAACATTGGTGGTTATACGCCACCAGTAGTCCCAGTCGTTAATAAAGCAGTACAGAATCAACAGACTGCGGATAAGAATACGATTCGTAGAGCTGGTGAAAGCACTTACAAGGTTGAAGGCACAAATACTACAAAAAAATCTAATACAACATCAGTAGCAAGTGGACAAAAGACAATGAATGCGCTTAATGATTACAACAAAGCAAAAACAAAGAAGACAATTTTAGGGAGTTAGAGAGTGGTTAAAACTAGTGAATACATGAAGCGATGGTCAGACATCAAGGATGAGAGGTCAACCTTCTTTGGTCATTGGCAAGAGTTAAGCGATTACATCATGCCCAGGCGTGGACGATTCTTAACCTCAAAGAGTAATGATGGTTCCAAGAAGAATGGAAAGATTATTGATTCAACTGGTTCAATGGCGGTTAGAACCTTAAGCGCTGGAATGATGAGTGGTATTACCTCACCAGCAAGACCCTGGTTCAGACTAGCAACACCTGAGTCTGCGCTTATGGAGCAGTCCGAGGTTAAGCAATGGCTGTTTTCTGTTGAGAAGCTCATGCGAGATATATTCTCAAGATCAAATTTATACAATTCATTACAAACAGTTTACGAAGAGCTTGCAGTCTTTGGTACTGGCGCTATGCTTATTAGTGAAGACTTTGATGATGTCATTCGTTGTTATCCGTTTACAGTTGGTGAGTATGGCCTAGCACAATCTCATAGGCTCCAGGTCGACACCTTTTATCGTGAATTCCAAATGACTGTTGCTCAGTTAGTTGAGAAGTTTGAATACGATAACTGTAGTGATGCGACTCAAAATATGTACAGGACAGGACAGCTTGATAAGATGGTCGATGTTATGCACATCATTGAGCCAAACACAGCGCGTGAGTATGACAAGAAAGACAATAAGAACATGGCTTTCCATTCATGCTACATAGAGAAAGGCAGCAAGAATGACCGCAAACTATCGGACAAAGGCTTTGAAGAGTTTCCAGTATTAGCACCAAGATGGCACGTTACAGGTGTTGACATTTATGGACGCTCACCAGGGATGGATGTCCTGGGTGATGTTAAAGCATTGCAGATAGAGCAGAAGCGTAAAGCTCAAGGTATTGATAAGATGGTTAACCCACCACTTCAAGCGCCAAGTTCATTAAGAGGGCAGTCCGCTTCAGTTCTTCCAGGTGGCGTTACTTATGTTGATACTATGCAAGGCGCCCAGGGAGGCTTTAGACCGACTTATGAAGTTAACCCAAGGTTAGGTGAGCTTGCTCAAGATATTGCTGAAACACAAGCTCGTATCCAACAAGGATTCTACTCAGACTTATTTCAAATGATGATGATGTCGGATAGAAGACAAATTACCGCAAGAGAGATTGACGAAAGACACGAAGAGAAGCTACTCATGTTAGGGCCAGTATTAGAGAGATTACATACTGAGCTGCTTAATCCCTTGATTGACAGAACCTTTAACATCATGGCTCGTAACAATTTGCTCCCACCAGCTCCTGAAGAGTTATCAGGCGTCACATTAAAAGTGGAATACATCTCAATGATGGCCCAGGCTCAGAAAGCAGTTGGAACTGGAGCAATTGAACGCTTGGCTGGCTTTGTAGGAAATCTCTCGGCAGTTAAACCTGAAGTGCTAGACAAGTTTGATGCTGACCAATCAATTGATGAGTACGCTGAAATGCTTGGAGTACCACCTAAGATTGTTGTTTCGGATGATATTGTCCAGGCAACACGAGAAGCAAGAGCAGAGCAGCAGCAACAAATGCAGCAGATGGAGCAAGCAGCGCAAGGCGCCCAGGCAGCTAAGGTTCTTGCTGATGCGGATACAGGCGGTCAGAATGCATTGACAGATGTCATTGGTGGATTGCAGTAATGATTACCGCTCCAATTGATGATGCGATTGATGCAGTTTGCAATTTGCAACACAAAGAGACTGACCAGGATTTATTTATGAGGCACATCTCTATGCTTACTACATTGGAGTTTTTACAAGAGTGTGGGTTCAATCATGTTTCCTTAGAAGACTCTGAAGATGCGAGCAACAGATAACTTGCACAACTTGTGAGATAGTACAAATATGAAAAAAGAGTTTGACGCGTCTAACGAAAAATCGGTTAAGGATGCAAAGCAGAAAGATAAAAATATTCGCGAGACTGAGCAGAACGATATTCGCTTACTTCTAGCTAAACAATGGGGAAGACGTTTAGTTTGGAGAATCCTGGAACAGACAGGACAGCATCGCACCAGTTTCACAGGGGATATGGAGACTACTAGCTTTCACGAGGGTGAAAGGAATGTAGGACTATGGCTTGTGGATGAAGTGTTGTCATCAGATACAGATATGTACTTGATGATGATAAAAGAAAACAACAAACAAGGAGTTTGAAATGGCTGAGGAAGAAACTATATTGACGGCGTCATCGCCTGAAGTATCAAGTGATGAAAAGCAGTCCGACAGCTCACCTGAGACAATTGAGGCTTCAACGCCAACAGAGTCAACGGAGAGTGCTGCTGCTAACAATGAAGAAGGAAATGTAGAAGAAACAGAGTCCGAGGTAGCAAGCGCGCCTGAGACTTATGAAGTATTCGAGTTACCTGAAAACTTTGATATGAACGAAGAGACCCTAGGTGAATACCACACGTTTGCGAAAGAGAATAACTTAACACAAGAACAAGCTCAACGTGGTGTGGACATGGTGGCCCAAATGAAAAAGGCTGAAATGAACCAATGGGTAGAGCAGCAGAAGTCCTGGGTGGATGATGCGAAGAGCGATACGGAATTTGGTGGTGATAAGTTTGATCAAAGCATATCAGTCGCTGTGAAGGCTCGTGATTCTTTCGGAACCCCTGAGTTTAATGAAATGCTTGATAGTTCAGGACTGGGCAACCACCCTGAAATGATACGATTCTTGAGTCGTGTCGGTAAGCAGATTAGTGAAGATGGCGTTGTTGTTGGAGGTTCCAGCATCAGCAACCAAACTCGTGAAGCTGTTCTTTATCCATCAATGCAAAACTAATAATAATATACAGGAGAAATAATGGCAACATTATCAACTACAAACCCTACTTTGGCTGACGTAGCAAAGAGGTATGATGCAGATGGTAAGATTGATACTATCGTAGAGATGTTAGCTGAGACTAATGAAGTCTTAGAAGATATGACATTCCTCGAAGGAAATCTTCCTACTGGTCATAGAACAACAATCCGTTCAGGATTACCAGGTTCTACTTGGCGTAAACTGAACTATGGTGTCCAACCATCAAAGAGTACAACTGTTCAGGTGACTGATACGACTGGTATGCTTGAGGCTTATGCTGAAGTGGATAAGTCATTAGCTGACTTAAATGGTAACACAGGTGCGTTCCGTCTTTCAGAAGACAGAGCATTTTTAGAGTCAATGAACCAAACAATGGCAAACACATTGTTCTATGGTGATACTGGTACTGACCCTGAGAAGTTTATGGGCTTATCTGCTCGTTACAACTCAACAAGTGCTGAATCAGGTGATAACATTTTACTTGGTGGCGGTTCAGGTTCTGATAACACATCAGTATGGTTAGTATGCTGGGGGCCTAATTCGCTTCATGGTATCTATCCTAAAGGTTCACAAGCTGGACTTAACCATCACGACCTAGGCGAAGTTACTTTGGAAGATGCTGCAAACGGCAAATACCAGGGTTACAGAACTCACTACAAGTGGGACGTAGGAATGACAGTTAGAGATTGGCGTTATGCTGTTCGTATCCCGAACATCGACATCTCTGCACTAACTAAAGATGCTTCAGGAGCTTCAGCTAACTTAGTTGATCTAATGGTTCAAGCAATCGAGTTACTTCCTAATACAAACCTAGGACGATGCGTATTCTACGGAAACCGCACTATCTCATCTATCCTTAGACGTCAAATTACTAACACTAGTAATGTCCGTCTATCTATGGACGAAGTAGCAGGCAAGCGTGTAATGA